CATAGAAGATTGGTTAGATAATCATTTCATTGATATTATAATAATTAGTATAGCCTTATTCTTTGGACTACTAGTAGCATTGTTACATTTTAAAGCAGAAGAAAAGTGGTATAATAGTCAGATAACTTCTTGGAGTAACCTTGAAGAGAATTATAAATGGATAAATAAGAATTACTAATATTGATACTTTCTTTTGGGATATAGATGTTTATTATTCTAATAGTGGGATAGTAGAAAAAGAATTATTTAGTTTTAATAAACTTTATGCAAAAACTATTACAATAAAAGATATTGAAAAATTCCTTAAAAGAAAACTAAGACGAGCTGGAAAAAACGAAAATCCAGATGTTATATGTAGTGCGTGGGTTGATAGAAATGGAGATAACTTGATAGATTATAGAAGTGAAAGAGGAAGAAAGAAATTTTACAAAGTTATTAACATATAAACTAGACAAATAATTATAATTATGAATGAAATACAATTTACAATTTTAGATGAAAGACTTAAAAAAATTGAACAATTATTATTAAATATTCAACCTAAAAAAAAAATAAAACAAACAAAAATTATAGATAATAGATTATTAGAAGAACAAATAGAAATTTATAAAAATAAATATTCACCATCAATGATAACTGACTTCTTACTTTATTGGTCAGAAGGAGATAGATGGAAAAAAGAAAAAGTTTTTGATATTTCTAAAAGATTAGACAGATGGAAAAGACAGGAAGATAAATGGAATTTTGAAAAGTCACAAAGATATATTATTAAATCAACAGAAGAAAAACCAGTATTTAATATAGATAGAGAAAAGTCAGACTTTTCTAGGATATAAAGTTATTAACAGGTGTACTATTTACAAATTCCTATATATAGGATATAATAGATATATTAATTATTAACTCCTCAAATATGTTTACAAAAAATAACGATGAAGCTTTATCTCAGTTTGAAAGAGATAGAGAAAAAGCTCAAACAGATTATGAGCCAGAATATAATTCAGGTAACGAAGAATAATATGGAAAATGAAGAAAGAATTATTAAAGACGCACAATATAGAAAAGGGTTATCAATAGCTTTTTTCAACGCTACAAATTCAGCAATAAGTCTGGTAGTGACAGAAAAAGAAACTTGGAAAGATGAAAAAGCAATGTTAGATACTGTTATTAGATATAGAGATTTCTTTTTAGAAGAACATAAAAAATATTATGCAGAAGTTATTGCAAATGTAGGAAAAAATTACGATTCAAAAGCAACTATTGATAGATTAAAAACTGCTAAAAATATTGACGAGCTTAGAAGTATATGGATTTCTCTAAGTGAAGATGAGAGAAGAGACGGGGATATTTTGACAGAAGTAAATAAACTAAAAGAAACTTATGCAAAAACTTAATGTAGAACAAAGAAGTCCTGAGTGGGAACAATTAAGAAAAACTCATCTTACTGGTACTGCACTTAAAGGAATTATGGGTACAGCTTATGCAAGAAAAGAAGCAATGTATGAAGTAATTGCTAATCGACTAACTGTAGGTGTTGATAGCGATGAAGAATACGAAAACCCTATGGACAGAGGTACAAGACTTGAACCTGACGCAATTTCTACTTTTGAATTTGAAACTGGCAAAAAAGTAGCAAATGTAGGATTTTGTAAAGATGATGAAGTAGAAGGTATTGCACAAAGTCCTGACGGTTATATATCTGATACAGATGACACAGAAGCTATTGAGGTAAAATCAATGGGAGGTAAAAATCACGTCAAACTTTGGCTAGAAAATGAAGTTCCAAAAGATTATGAGTGGCAAGTAGTACAATATTTTGTAGTCAATGACAAACTAAATAAACTTTATTTTGTAGGTTACAACCCAAATATTCCAGTACATCCACTTCATATCATTGAAATATTACGAGAAGATATTGAAGCAGATATTAAAAGAGCAAGAGAAGCACAAAAAGTATTTTTACAAGAAGTGGACGCTATTTTGTCCACTATAATCAAATTATAATATGAAAGATTTAGTAATAGTAAATAAAATAACAGAGGAATTAGGTATTCCACTGACAGATGCTGAAAAAATAGTCGCTTCATTTTCAGAAGTAGCTGTTTCAATTAGTGAATTAGATAAAGAATTAGTAGAATTTAATAAACATACAGAAATAACAAAAGAAGTTTGTCAACAAGCTAGAGAAATAAGACTTAAACTTGTAAAAGTTAGAACAAAAGGAGATGAAATACATCAAGAATTAAAAAGTAGTTTATTATTAAGAACAAGAGCTATTGACGGAGTTAGAAATATTTACAAATTAAAGATTTCAGAAAATGAAACCAAACTAAAAGATATTGAGCTTCATTTTGAAAAATTAGAACAAGCAAAAAAAGATAAAATAAATGCAGAGCGAGAATTAGAACTTAGTAAATATGTTATAGATGTTACAATGTATAATTTTAAAGAAATGTCTGATGAGGTATTTGCAAGTCTTGTTACTTCTGTAAAAAAAATATGGGAAGCAGAACAAGAAGTTATTGCACAAAAAGAAGCTGATAGACTTAAAAAAGAAGAAGATGATAAAATTGAACAAGAAAGAATAAGACAAGAAAATGAACAATTAAAAGCTGAAGCAGAAGTACGAGAGAAAGAATTAGAAAAAGAACGTGCTGAACAAAAAAAGAAACTAGAAGCTGAACAATTAAAATCTAAAAAAGAAGCAGAAGCACGACAAAAAATTGAAGATGAATTACAAGCTAAGAAAGATGCCGAAGAAAAACTAAAAAAAGATAATGAACTAAAAGAAGCTAAAGAAAAAGCTGATAAACTAGAAGCAGAAAAACAAGCACAATTAGCACCAGACAAAGACAAATTAAAAAAGTACGCGGTAGAATTAGGATGTTTAGAAGTACCACAGTTACAATCAGACGAAGCTAAAAAAACACTAGCACAAGCAATCAATTTAATTAATCAAGCAATTACATTGCTTAAAACAAAATAATATGAAAATGCAAATCAAATTAGGTGGTGGTGTTCCTTTCGCTCGTAAGGAAGATTATGAGTGGGAAAATAACAAATACGAAGCTGACTTAAAAAATGGAGATATTGTAAAGATTTTAGATAGTGGAAATGAAGAACAAGGAACTTATGGAACTCAGTTTAATTTCAAAATTAAAACTAGAAATGGAGAAAAGAAAACTGGTTTTAATCAATCTACTGTTAATGTACTAGTTCAAGAGTTTGGAGATGAAACAGAAAATTGGGTTGGTAAAGATGTAAAAGTTTTACTTAAAAAAGATATTGTAGCTGGAAAGAAAGTAACAATAGCCTATTTTGTTGCTGAAGGTTGGAGTTTAGACGAATATGGTGATTTATTAAAAAATAAAGTAATAAATACACTAGATGATGTTAGAAACTCTTTAAATGCGCCAAATAATGAGCCACAGGAAGAAATAACAGTCGACCAAATCCCTTTCTAATATGAAACTAACTAAAAAGCAAAGAACAACTCAACAAAACAAATCAATGTATAAATACTTTGCTTTAGTTTCTGAAACAGCAAAAGACAATGGTTCTACTTTTTCAGAGTTTATTCGTAAACGTCCACAGCTAGATATGCCGTGGACTCCTGAACGAGTGAAAGAAATTTGGAAGACTGCTCAATTCCATATGTACGGAACAACAAGTACAGCCGACTTGACAAGTGAGCAAATAGATATAATTTATAATGTAGTTAATAAAGTTTTAGGAGAAGTATTGGATATTTATATTCCTTTTCCTTCTATAGAAATAGAATTATGAACTCAAGAAAAATGGTACAATTAAGAGTAGCTTCTCAAACACCAGAAAGAAGAAGAGAGATAGCAATGATAGCTAATCGAGCTAGCCGAAAGAAATTTAAAAAGCTTAGTAAAAAAGACCGAAGCAAGATTATGCTTTGTGTCAGATACTGAATTAAGCGAGAAGAATGTTTGGCTCTTTCAGACGAAGAATTGAAAGAAAAAATAAATAAAATTAGGTTTGGTGTTGGTTTTTCAAATAATATAACTAAATATGAGAATCCTAGCAGTAATATTTCTGATAATCGTTAGTTTACTGATTATTGACGAAGTTATAAGTTGTGAGATTGCAACTATAAGTGCGTATACAGACATCGAGACCTGCTCTAACTGTATTACAGCTAGTGGAGATAAACCTTTCATAGGTGGTGTAGCTTGTCCTCGTTCAATTCCTTTAGGTAAAAAAGTTATGATAAATGGTACAATCTTTCAATGTTCAGATAGGACAAATTTACGCTATAATGGACGCTACGATATTTTTTTTGGCTATGGGATAGACGCTTATAATAAAGCCATTATTTTTGGCAAACGTAATTTACTTGTTTGTTTATGATACCTAAGCCTTTACTAAAAAGATTGTTAGCTGATGAACGTAATGAAACTTGTATAGCTTGTGGTAAATATGGTACAGAACTTAATCACGTCTGGGCAAATATGGGGAGCAGACAGATAAACGAATTTTGGAGTATAATCGGAGTATGTGATAAATGCCATAGAGGAAATAATGGAACAATGAAAAAAGGAGTTAAAGAGAAATGTGAGTATGAAAGTATAATGCGTTTGATAGAAACTGGCTTTGAAAATCTTAATTTATATCAAAAACCTTGCGACCAAACTTGGATA